TTTACTGCATCGATCTTGGCCTGATTAAGATCATCGTCCATGGCGAGATCAGTATCCATCTGGGTTTTTTGTTCCGGAGTGAGATCAGCTTCATCTACAAACCCTGCGAATGGCGACTCTGGCGGCGGTTCTTCCTCTGCGGCCATTGCTTCAATATCTGCTGATATCACTCGTGGATCCCGCTGACCTTCCAGCAACGAACGATCAGACTGACGCTGGCGCATCTTCCTGTCCAGCTCGCTCCACCGTTCCTTCGTGGTCTTGCGGCCAATGATATCGTTGGCATCCTGCCTGCTCAAACCCTGCGCCATCAATTCTTTTCTGGTCTTGGCTTTCTGCTCTGCAGTTTTCAGGCTGGACAGCGAATTGATACTGACCCCAAAAATTGCCTGAACGATACCACCGACCAGTGCTTCTCGGCCAATACCCTCCGGATCCGCTTTCAGGTCAACAATAATATCCTGCGCCAGTCTCTGTACACCTTCCTCTGCAAACCCCGCCCCGAAATCCTTAACCCGTTCGCCCATGAACTTCAATACAGTACGGGCCGTGAAGCCCTCCCGTGCCATCTTACGGGCAAGCCTGCTTGCATCGTCAACGCCCAGCACATTCTTTACCTTGCCGAGGATGCGGCCTACACCGAGTTTTGCTTCGATGGCCGTTGCTATAGTCGTGTAGCCGAGGGATTTTGCCAGAGCCTTGTTGGGATCAATGGCCTCGTTGGGAGTGTCTTTCTGTCTCTGGATCTCTCGGTCGTATGCATCCTGCCCCTCCATGCCAAACCCAGCAATCAAACCACCATTGCCCAGTGCGGCCATTGCCGCCATATTACCCATGCCAGTAGGTATGTCGTAGTTCAGGAATGTTTGCTTTATTTCTGGATCCGCTTCGTACTGATTCTCTACACCACGCCCAACAACATCACCGATCTTCCAGAGCAGAGTGTCCTCTGGACGTTTAGGAAGGTTCATATCCTCCCTTTTGAGCTGGCCCATTGAATAATATTCTGGGTTGAATAAGTCCGGGTCTTGCTGGGTTGCGTGTAAGAGCGTACCAAAATACTTCAATGATCCTGCGTAGGTCTGTCCTGCACCACGCATGAATGATTTACCGGCCGCACTGACTTGGTCTGCAGGAGTAATCATGGATTCTATAGGTTTAGCTGTAGCTTCCGGGGGGGTGAACTCAGTCCCATACTGATCTTCGGAGATTACGGGAATGGTAGTGGGGGCCGGGGCCTTTGGCGCAGGATATTCCCCGAAGTCCAGATCAGGCAGGTCGTCGCCGAAATCCAGATCAGGCAATTCCTGCACGTCCTCGGTGAAATCCAAGTCCGGAAGTTCCTGATCTCGTGCGGATAGAAAGCCGTTGACCATCGTACCTCCTATTTTTTCTTCAATTTGCCAGCTTTCAACGCCGCCTCAATTTCTCTGCGTGACCGCTTCGGATACTTCTTCATCAAATCAAGAATCAATTGCTCGGATGGCTCTGCATCCGATTCTTCGCCAAGAACAGGTATGTCGGCACTTGTCGTCGGCTGTTCACTGGCTATTCCCGCCCTTGGCGTAGGATTGCTCTTGCCTGCTTGCGGAGTAGGGGTCAGTCCATCATCTGGCTTTTTAAGGAAGTCTTTGATCCGGCCCCGCTGTTCGTCAATATTCTTTAGGTTGACAGGTTTAATCCCTGCCTTATCCATGACCCTCCCACGCTTCATCCGTTCTGACGCAAGACCCGTGCGGCCCTGAGATAATGATTTACCAGACTGACGGATCCGTCCAACGTCATCACGGCGCATTTGCAACTTCGATATTTTATTGACTACGATCTGCAAATTTCGCTGGACACCCTGTCCTTCGGGATCTTCTAACTGGTAAGCTCTGTATTCAGATTCGAGGTCAGCTATCTGGTCATCTAGCCTCTTTTCTTCACCACTGATTTCTGCGGTCTTTTCCTTCTGCTCGGAAAGATCGAGCCTACGCTTTTGCTCTGCGGTCATGGTCTTAACTTCGGACGGGTCTACGAAAAACCCCAATTCAGACTCAATCTGTTTCTGAGACACTATCCGCTTGCGACCATCATTATATTTTATGGTAAGCATACCATCGGCACCGACAGCGGCAGACTTAGCATTCTTTCCAATAGGGGAATTCTGAAATTCTTCATCATTGATTATTGTATTCGGAAGAACATCACCCGGCCCGAATCCGGTATCTGGATCCAGTACAGCGGCCAGCCCAGCGTAAACCCGTCTATTGGACTTGCGCATTTTAACATCTTTAAGAGCCTTCCGTGTTTCCTTCATCTGTTCAATCTCTATCGCCTGTCCCTTCGACAGTCGCTCCTCCTGCTTTTTCATACGGGCTTCTTGGGTACGCTGAAACTTCTGACGCTCCTGTTCCTGTGTTGCTATGCGTTCTTCCCGTGCCTCAAATCGCTTCGTGTAATCCGCTTGCTGTGTTGCCATGCGATCTTCACGCTTTATAGCGATATTGTTTCTGTCCCTGTTAGATCTCAATTGCATACCAGCCTGAAATCCACTAGAAAGCCCTTGAATCCCAGACGCTATATTTCCTGTTCGTGCCATGATAGTCCTCCTTGTAAATTACGTTACGCCGCCAGATCCCCAAGGATATGCCGCTGGATTATAAAACAATTGACCGCTGTTTTGCCCTGTACCTGTATAGGTAGAAGTGTTGCCGTATCCACCCCCAGCCGCACCCCCGGCCGCCGCACCCGAAGGTCTGCCAGCCATAAACCCCAATCCTGTCCCCAGTAGGTTTGCACCTGCCCCCCATAAAGCCATACGTTCATTTGACTTCTGTTGAGCCTGCGCCCGAAGGTCTGCCAGTTTTGACTGCTCTGACGAGAATTGCCTATTTAGGGCCGACTGTGCCGCTGATTGGGCCATGCTTGCAAATCCGCTACTAAGATTGGCCTGATTCGTTCCTGCCGCTGTAACGCCAGATTCTGCGCCAGATAGAATATTTGCCGCTCCACTTGCCATGCCAGACACAAGCCCCGGATATCCCTGCCCCTGCGCCACCGCCTGCGTTTTCATGGCCCTATTCATATTGGCCGTGTCTGCTCTAGCGATATTTGCCGCCCCAGCACGGGCCGAAGCAATCTCACCCATAAGATCGGTCTGCTGATTTTGGTACCGGGGGCTGGACGGATTGATACCCAGCGACCGGAGAAGCCGCCCTTGCTGTTCCGATACGTTCTGAAATTGACGCTGTGTACTGGCTACTGCTTTATTGACTGCCAGATCGGGGCGAATGCCTGCGAATAGTTCTTTTGAAAACGCAATCTCGCCCGGAAGGTAGTTTTCTTTGTATACATCCCACAGTTCGCTAGACCGTTCCTCTTGACTCCTAGCAATCTCGGACATTTCTTCTGCAGTTTTAATCTGGCGTTCAAGCAGTTCCTTACTGATGCTCATTGCCTGATCCTGATAATCCTGTTGCTGTTGATGTGCGCTTGTTATTTCACCCTGTAGGGCTTCATCCTTATCAGCCAATGCACTATTTTTGATCTGATTAAAAAGATCCTGTTGTGACGAATAAGCATCCCAAGGGTTATCGATTGCTTCATGTTGATCTGTCCATTCCTGTGCCAAATCACCTGCTTCATCAGCCGTTATACCCGGAACCTGATCAATAAATCCGCTAGTAAGGTTTGCGATGCTATCGTCAAACGCCATCATCGGTAAAAAGAACATTGCCTTTAATACTTGTGGCAGAAAGGGAAGAACCATGTCCCAGTAATTCATCATAACAACCTCCTTCTATGTAAAGCTTAACAGCGTACCACTGTCTATTTTTCCTACAATCATTCCATTAACGTACCAGTCTCGCACGGTACTGTTTGTTATTTCTTCTGAATAGGTGCCATCACTTGCGGTTACGATCATCCAATCCACCTTGTCACCCCCCGTCGGAGGTACCGCAGTTGGCCGGGAGGGGTCGGTCGTATCGGTAAGCCATAATCTTACCACAAACAACCCGCCCGTGTCTACAGCGACATTAACAGTTTTCGTTGCGCCTGATCCAGTGACGGACACAGAAATGGAAGCACCACCAGATCCTGACGTCCCTAGTACGGGATTTGTCTTTAATGCAGGGTTCTCAACCACGTTAGCATTGTAAATAATGGATCCGTTTTGAATCCGTATATGGCCCGTGTTGATTAAATCCTGAACAAGCAGAGCAGAGTCCTCTATCTTGCCCTTATTCCTACCTAGAATAGACAGCGCATCCTGTATCGGCTCAACAACAAGGCGGGTTATTCCGTCCTTTATGGTTGATGCTAATGGTAAGGATCTCATAATTCAGCCATAGAGTTTGATAACAGTGCTTCGTATACGTCCACCGTAGACTGAATCTCCAACGCCCACTTGGTTCCAACCCTTATCGTTGGCAACTTGAACGCCTTTTGCGTCCTGACGTTCGTACTAACCACTTCGGTTCCATTGACATAAATTATCAGTGTAACCTCACCATCATTAACCGATGCGGCCCTAACTCGTGCAACAGATGGCGCAACAGGCTTCGTGGTTATGATATCACGGCTTTTCCATTCGAGCGTAAGATTGTCATCACCGCCCAGCCATGAAGTGATTTCATCTTCCTGAATCAAATACAGCGTGTCTGTTTCGAGGTCTGAATATATTCCGGTACACTCCTGTTCGGTCGTAGTGAGCCCCGAATCTCCGGATCCGATATCAAATATAATATTGCCTCCGTCAGCGAATCCGTAGTATTTGCTGTCGTGAACCTCACTGATCATCGAGGACGGAGTTAAAAGCGTCCACTGTTTCTTCTTATAGAAATTATCCGTAGCCAAGTATGGCGTACCGCCCGGTACAATAATAATCCCGTCAGGGGAAGCATACGCCACTGCAGATGGTCCGCCCTTGTCATCATTTATGATAGCTATGGATCGTTTCGATACACACGCCTGCCGAGTATCAAGAGTATACTGGCTCATTGAATTGGGATGCAGGCCAGTCATGAGCTCAGGAAGCCCGGTAGTGAGTACGACAAGCCCGGACGAGTTAACGCCCAGCCCGACGATATCATATTCAACAGTGAGCGCATAGTCCTCCGGCCATGCTTCAGGATGATCGGGTTCGCATAAATAAACCGTCTTGCCTGTGAATGCGGCCATGAATCCTCCCGGCAAAGCAACAAGCCCGGCCAGATCACTTGGCGGTGGGTCGTAGTCGACTGTAGGAGCCTGCTCCCCAATATCCTCTCCGTCAACATCGTCCGTGGTACTGGTAGTTGCAATCGTAACCTGCTTCACAAAGAAGAAGTATTCTCCGGCATCTGTAGTGGCTGTCCGATAAATGTTCTTATGCGTGATATTTCTGGTTCCTGTCGTACTTGTTTCCAAACCAGAGATAGCGCAGTCCTGTGTAGGATCCACCGTGACAACGATTGATTCATCCCACATTGCGCCGATCTCGCCCCAGCCCGTTACGAATGCATACTTGTATACCCTGTCGACCTTGTAATCGGAAGCACGAGACGTTTCGTAATCTATTATGAATGTGGCAACAGTCAAAACGTTTGTCTGGGTACCACGGCCCTCTGCGCCCTGCAGGTAGAAATCATTGTTTCCATCCGAATAGAAGCTTATGTCAGCATATAGCCGTCCGAGATCGGATTCAGCCGCATTCTCTGCATCAAAGAAAAGAACGAAAACATCACTAGCTCCTTCGCCGACCCCTGTTGCTATCGTGCACGTGTACTCTTTTCCGGGCGTGGTTTCGGTCATTGTGATCGCAGTTGGCCCCACAGACACAACACCAGTATTGGGATTCTCGTACTGGTAGTACCAAGTAGGTGTCCACGTAATAGATGCTTTCGCCGCCGCAGCTACGGTTGGGGACGCTGTAGGGGCAGGAACGCCTAGATCATACGCATACTCTACGCTTGCATCCGTTCCACGCACCTTCGGAGAGCCGTCACCAGTATAATATATCCTGTCGTAATCATCGTCAAAAACAGGACTCCTTACAACATCAACGTCAGTTGTCCAGCTTAACCAGTTGCTGTTGTACGGGAATATGGATATTCGATCCTCATCATCAAGAACATCTTCTGATCCGGGTTCAGCTATGGCCCCAAGGATACCACCAGTGAGATCAACGTCCTGTGCTTTGGTCGCCTGCGACTCCACTAGAAGCCTGTCATTGATCTTCGGGAGGATCCCCTGAAACGTAAGAAAGTTTAAATTCATTAGCCAAGCACCCCATTATTTTTTCTTAGGCTTCTTAGGCTTCTTGGTCTTTTTAATTCCAGCGTAGATGTCGTACACATACTGAGGTGTCTTGTTGTGCATTTCGGCAATCGTGTTCAGTATGGCCTGTATCGAAGGATCAGCAAAGCTTGGTGCAGAGTAAAGGTCTAGCCATTCCACTACCGTCACGACTCCCAGTTCACTAATATTCTTCGAACCATCAACCCACGTTACGACAGTCCCGGCAGATACAGCATTCGTTTTTACTCCACCGAGCCTTGTTTCTCCGCACTGAACTGATATTCCGTCATAATTTATAGTGTCGCCATGACCGATTATGGCTCCATTAGATATCTTCCATATCAGAGACTCGTCGGCAGAAACGGTAAGACACATCATTAAAATAAAAGTTATCAATATATTCTTCATATTATCTCCTTATATCCCCGCCTTGAGATTCAAGATCAACTGCTGTTGCCCCCTCTGCTCCTGTATCATCAACGCCAATCGTTCCATTGTCTGATGCATACTGTCCGTATGCAGGTTGAGCAACAGTATTCGTAGAATCTTCAATAAATAATTTAGCATTATTATCAGCTAAGAAACCGTAAAGATGTCTTGTTATATATACTTGATCTGCTTCTCCTAAACCTCTTGAGATTTGTATTGCCGCAGTTTCTACTATGCCTGTACTTACAAGATATGAATCAAATATTATTGCGTAACCACTATTTGAAAACATAAGTCCATTTCGTACAAAGCTTGAAGTACCAGATGCGATAAGGTCTAATATTTTAATAGAGCGAATTGTGCAGTTAACAGAACTTTCTGAAAAAAAGAATGCGCCATACCCACCTGCGGACTGATCGCCACAATCAAGTATAGTACCCTGATTCGTTCTAAGTGTATTTGTTGAAACGTAATCAGATCCCCTTATGATGAATGTTCCGTTTCCGTAAAAATTTTCTATTTTAACAGCATTAGTCCACGCATATGTGTCGGCGGCAAAATTAAAGCTTACAGTATTTCCTGATGGTAAGAATTTATAGAGGCCATCGACCAATGCTTGAACTTCTACAGGGGTCGATCCTGCGGCCACAGTGATATTAGTTGTTGGCTGTGGAGTCATGGCAAGACCATTAACCTTAAGCGTATTAAACGTAGCATCATCGGCTGACAGATCACCCGTAACGGCCACATCACCTGTAACGGAAAGGTCGCCGCCGATATTCGCATCGCCCAGAACGGTGATATTACTATTGAATGTTGCGCTGTTCATGTTTGTGAAATACTTACAGGTCAGGCTGTCGAAATTCACGAGCGTTCCGGATGCCATGGTATAGCTCTGATTCGTGAGCCATGTCGTACTGCCCAGCACTCCGTCACCAATATCAAACCTGTTCGTTGTCCCCCAGTCAGGCCAGCGGTATATGAAGTTGGCGGTACCAGTAGCTGTACCCCATCCAGAGAAGGCACCATGGTCTTCACAAACAAACGGGCCGCCCTGAAACCCAACAACTATATTCGTCGTAACGGCCATGCTTGAGTTTTCGGTAACATGAACAGTGATGTTGCTCGGAAATAGAACATTATTTGTTATGCTCCATTCGCCTCCGTCGAATATCAGTCTGGTCTGATGGGAACCAATCTGCGCCACAGCGTTGGTGATCGTGACAGAACCTCTGCTGGTACCAAATTCACGAGCGAACCGCCAACCCGTAACAGACGGCCCCATGGCCGCAATCAGGAAGGTCGGGATCAGGATGTACGAAACAAGCAGTGATAATATTTTCTTCATAATGATCTCCTATACTCCGACTGTAACGCCGTCAGTTTCAATGTTTGCTCTATGCAGAATAAGCCATGGATACCATTTCCGTGACGTTCCGCTGTTTGAGAACGAAAGGGTCGCTATGCCAGAAGAATTGGTCGCGCCTATCCATCTGGTCTGGTCCGTACCGCTGGGCTTGTGCGTGGTCTCAGTTGGATCGGTTGCGGAATCACTCAGCCATATCTCATACATGAACGTGTTGCCGCCCGGTACGGTTATTGTGATCGTTGCAGTGACCCCGACCACGGCTACAACTATAGTTCCGTTAATGTCTGATAAGGCTAGAAACTTTGCGCCTATCCCCATCAATACTGAATCACATTGTGCGCTCATCTCAATCCTCCTTATGCTACATCAGGAAACTCTTCACGAACCCTGACTGGAAATATATCAATCACAGTCTGATCAAATCCATCAAAGTCCACTGTTATTTCAATTTGATATCTTCCAGCATCAACAGCCAGCGCCCCAGTAGGAAGAACACATTTGATTATACCTAAAGAAGCTACGTGCTTGGTAACGGTAAAAGCGAACAGGCTCGATGTTGTATTGTTCAATGCTCGGAATTTAGCCGATACATCGGTATCGGAGTCAGATATATCCAGTTGCAAATCCGTGTTCCGGTTATAAAGCTGGAAGTAACAGTCGGGTTTTAAATCATCAATGGTCAATTCAATTGTTGCTGGCTTTGACATAGTTACGCTCCGAATCCCAAGTCGCCGGACTTGTTGAGTTTATCCTTTTCCGCTACCGCCTTCTGCACATACTTATCATATTGCTTTGACCAGTAACTCTGCCGAACAGGATCATTCCATTTTGTGCGTGGGATCCCCAGCAGGTATGACAGCGCACTGGCATACAATGCCTCGGCCCATCGATTCATGAACCATTGGGGAAGTTCGCACGACTGCATGGTCGGAACAAAGATAATGTCCACCTCCAGCCCATTGGTAACAGATGTGCTGGGCGGCGTTATAAATGACAGTTCGTCTGGTAAATCAAAAGTGTAGTTGTCAATGCTATTGACAGCACCCTTGTTCCCTGCGGCAATCCCCGCCGTGGTGTTCCAGCGTACCTCGTGTATCCTCTGAATTCGTGCGCACCAGTCCCAGTCAAGCGTGTAGTCGTTCTGGTCGGCAATAAGATTATGCGAGTCGATGGTTTCTTTCCATGCCTCGGTATCGTTACAGAACTCACGGGACGCCTGTTGCAGTGCATGAAGCATCTGGCCCTGCTCAACGCCCTTCGCCTCCTGCACAATGTAGTCGTATAGATCAGACAGATTTGTCTTGTAAGCCATTAGATATCCATCCCAGATTGAGTATAGTGAGCTACCGCAAGAGCCTGATTATTCGCATCTTCGGAATCTTCTGAAAGGCAACGCCCACAAATGAAGTGCATGGCATTCGCAGTATAACGATTCGATATAACCAACTGTTCATCCAGCGTTGCGCTTGTAACTACTGCGGGTGGATCCGTTATAATCTCGTCCTCAAAAAAGGCTTCAGGGAACGACACCCACATAGCGTTAAGCGCATCATTAAGATACAGTATCCTTATAGTAACCGTCCACCGTTCGTCAATATCAGTGTTTGGCTGGGTATCTGAAAGCTGTCTCCGTACCCTGCTGAAAAGTTCGTTACTCGTCATATCGTCCTCTAATCAGCAGTCAGATTTTAATTACCATCTTTTAACGGTTTCATTTCCGCATCGCCCGGTGCTTTGACTGCTTTATAATCTGCTTCTGTTGCCTCTTTCATTAACCTAAATGGAAATGTTCTGGTCTTGCCCAGCACCTTACGCTCTTCACCAGGCACCCGTCTGAAGGTCTGCTTTACCGCATTCTCTGCCGCCTCAATGTATCTGGCCGGAAGGACTATAGTTTCATCCCTCGCGCATGTCAGCAGGTCACCATTGACCCCAAGCGTTACTCGTTCTGGATCGTTAGGATTTGATTTCGGGTCAAATCGTATCCAGTAAAATTTCTCTTTCTCCTTCGGAAGCGTCTTAACCTTCGCCGGATCTATAACATCAGGCCTGATAAGTTCAGGCTTCGTGGTTCGCTCCGTCTGCGCTGGTAGGTCCGCCAGCTTTGGAAGATCAGCCAGTTTAGGTTCTTCCGCTTCCACGCTGGCTATTGCGAATCCTTCTTCAAACGGCACGATATGGAATAGATTGAAATCTAAATCCCGTTGTGCCATTGATAATTTCGCCTGCTTCTCCGTGGCGAACGGGCTTCCGTCTTTGCTTACTATGATGTTGCTCATGTTGGCTTGACCTTTACTTGTAGGGTCTGTGCTCATGTTGAGTCTCCTTGCCGAACTATTAAGAAAGTCCCAGCCGGGGTTCGGGTACCCAGCCGGGACATTAAGGTTTCAGTTGATCGGGTTAATGATCGTTGTCATAAGTACCAGCTTCAAACATACAAAGTTCGCCGGATACATTAAGAATGCCTGTCTCATTGATAACAAATCCAGAGCCTACAGGCTTGCTGGCTTTCACGCCGAGGTAGTCATACATCCCTTGCAGGAACTCGATACGACCATCCTTAATAGCCTCATCGAGCGTGACCTCGTCGGACTGATCGCCATTACTGGACACAGCCAATATGTTCGCCCAATAGATCTTATCGTCAATATTCTGACGAATAGCAATTCGAGAGCCTTCACCAACATAGTCAGTGTCGCATTCATTGCCCCAGCTACCAGTTCTGTTAGCGGAAGTGTCGAGTGTCCATGCATTGATAGCAGAGGCCGAACTGCTGGCGTCTACCTTGTTAGGACTGTTATCCCGTTCGATGTACGCTGTCTGCGCAGTAGAGAATCCGTTCGGGGTACCACGATATATTGCTACACCGTTCCCATAGGTAAGCTCTGTGCTGACAGAACTGGAATCCAATAAAACCCCTTCTGACTGGTCTGCCGACCTCATATTGATCGACCACTCAAGAGCCACAGCATATCCATGGGAATCCTCAAGGTTCCATATCCTCACCCAGTCAGGCATGAATCCGCACGACACTCTCAGTGCCGCACCCGTCCCGTTAAATGTACCAGATACAAGTTTCATATTCCATCCTCCTGTTTCAGGTGATCACATTAATGATCGTTGCTATATGAACCTGCCTCGAACATACACATCTCTCCAGATACATTCAGCACACTGGTTTCATTTATTACGAAACCCTCTGGAACTTCTACGTTGGCCTTCACGCCGAGATAATCGTACATGCCCTGCAGGTACTCAATACGCCCGGTCTGAATATCCTCATCCAGAGTGACCTCATCGTCATCAGCACCCTCGTTGATCATAGCCAGTACGGTTGCCCAGTATATCCTGTCATTTGAATTCTGACGAATAGCTATACGTGAACCCTCACCAACATACGTGGTGTTGCAGTCGTCGGCCCAGCTACCAGTTCTACTGCCCGGTGTGTCGAGCGTCCATGTGTCAATGGCATCTTCGTCTGTGTTGGCGGCAACCTTATTAGGGCTGGGATCTCTTGCAATATACGCAGTCTGTGCGCTTGAGAATCCAGCTGGTGAGCCACGGTAAATGGTTACACCGTTGCCGTATGTGAGTTCAGTGCGCTTGTTTGTGGAATCCAAAAGAATACCCTCTGGCTGTTCTATGGATCTCATGTTCCTTGACCATTCAAGGGCCACGGCCAGTCCATCACCGTCCTCTATGTTCCAAATCTTTACCCAGTCGGGTATGAATCCGATACCTACATGCAGTGTTGCCGCCGTGCCATTAAATGTTCCAGATATTATTTTCATATTTGCTCCTTGGGTTATACGTTAATCTATCTGTTTGTCTGTATAATACTTAAGGGGGAGAGGCCATCACGACCAATCCCCCGTTAATTCTTTTTTATGCTGGGTTAGCAGTTGCCGCACATTCGACGCGATAGAGCCACGACTGATTCAAGATAGCCGCCGCCTGATAAGTTTTCCAGCTTACGATACCGATCTGAGCCAGTGGATCACCAACGCTGATCTCTGGGTTCTTCACGGCAGGTGTTATAGCATTAGCTCCCTGCAGGGGAACAATACCGTATGCGTCCCTTGCGAGGCAAAGGATAGGATATACGTCTGCTTGGGCCGCACCAGTCACTGCCGCTCCGCTTGACAACCATGTAGTGCTTGACGCACCAGATGTCTGGAACGAGTTAAACAGAGCCGTCAGGATAAACCTGAAATTCCCTGCCTTGCCGATTTCACCCGGAAGTGCATTCATGTGATTCGAGTACTGCTCGACAGGCACGAACCCGGTAAGGTTCTTTATGTCTGCATCGAGGTCAGTATGGCCCAGTGCGAAGTATGACGCTCCGACAGGCTCAGTGGATATCTTGGCCGAAGCAGATATGATGCTTGTGATCTCACGGCCCTTGTTGCGCTTCATTGCCCGGTAGACAAGATTCAAAGCGGCGTTTGTTATTGTGCTGTCAACTGATGCACGGGAAGTTACTGCCCCGGCGTAAACAACATTGGATCCACCCTTGAGCTCATTAAACCTGATAACCTCTACGGTCTCAGCGGCCTGCTCACCCATTACGTCAACAGCGGCATTCAGAACCGGGTCTTCGTGGGTGTCAATTACTTTGTCGGTGATCTCAACAACGTCACCATACTGTTCCAATGTAGCGGTTACATCGGTCTTTGTGATTCTCTTACCCGTAGGTGCGACACCTTCGGCCAATGGAGAAGTGGCTCTAGCAAGCGACTCGTACCTGCGCCATTTTACTGAGTCGGTCTTGTTCTTACCCAGAGGGTCAATCTGACCGAAACGTTCCAGCACCATCAGATGCTGTCCGCGAGTCAGAAGTTTCTTAGCCGCTTTTGCCGCTGTTCTTGGGGATATATCGCCATATGTATTTGTTGACATTTTGTATTGCCTCCTTAACTATTCAGGTTGTACGCCGATTAGCTGTGCGCTGGAGGCTCACTGGGCCATGTGGCACTGTTGCTGTGTGCAACGTAGTGTTATTCAGATCACTTCAATCTTCACCATCTGCTTACATCGTTTACATCTTATCTGTATCATCGTCCCTTTGCCCTCAACGCCCTTGTAAAGAAGTTCATCACAAAACGGACAACGTTTTTTTGTACTCAGATCAACATGAATAATATCATCTCCATATCTTTCTGTAAAGAGCATTTTTGATGTCGAGACAAATCCTTTCATAATTAATCATCGTCCTCGTCAAATGATTTTTCGTATTCCGTCTTTTCTTTTTCTTCGGTAAAGGCTTTCGTTTCGGCTGGGGCCGTACCTTTACCGCCCTTAATGGTTGACCCATGTAAGTCATCAACCTTCTTCTTCTCTTCCTTCTTCTTGTCGGCATGGGTCTTTTTAGTTTTCTTGGCCGCATCTTCCTTGAATGCCTTGTAAATCAGTTCAGCATGCTCTGGATCCCAAGACTTACTTATTGCCTTCATACCTTCCGACTGATCATCCAACCACACTCCGAACGCTTTCGACCGAGCTATCTTCCGGGCATCCGTGTGACCCATCTCGGCAAGCTCGTTGAACAAGGAATTCTTGGCTAACTGATTAGCCATCTTTGCGTTTTCTTCTTCCAGTCGATCAGTAGTCTCTCGTAACTCATCAACCACCTTGCTATCGCCTTCGGGCTTGTTGGCCTTTACAGCTATCAGCATCATCTTTGCCAGAGCAGGATGATCCTCCACCGCTTCCTTAATATCATCCTTCAAGCGTCCGTCCGGTAAATTGTCAAAGACCGCCGCTACCTCTTCATCCGTTGGGAGTGTTATACTATCTTCGTCTTGTGTGGCGGGTTTGGGCGCAGGCTTCTTCGGCGCAGGATCCTCTTCGGCATCTTCCTCTTCCTCATCTTCCTCTTCCTCATCTTCCGACTTGCCTGTGATTTTCTTTAGCGTCTTGAGCAGGCTCTTGCCTATCTCTTCGGCTTTAGATTTTATCGACTTATCCTTGTCCGTGTCGTCAACGTCCCCTGTCTCTTCTTTATCCTCGGCATCCGGGTCTGCATCCGGGTCGATATCTTCCTCTTCGGTATGATCGCCGTCCTTATCGGAGTCATCTTTATCGGCCTCGCTATCAGCGGAACCTTTATCTTCATCATCGGCTTCTTGCTTATCGCCATCAGTGTCCTCTTCCGGTTTGTCGGGTTTGGCCCCTGCGTCTGCGGCCCCAGTATCTGCGCCGTCTACCGTACCAGCATCGTCGTCCTCATCGAATGCGGCATTATATTCCTGATCTTCTTCCACTGCTCCTGCGTCCATTGTATCATCATCTGGCATTGTAACCTCCATTGGGTTTGTTGCTCTCGTTTATGTTTACTGCGGCCCGGACAACTTAATCTTCGATGTCGTAGGTCTCTTCGATCTTCTTTACTGCGGCGGCGATTGCGGCCTTCTTGATCTTCGCCAGTTCCGGCTTAATGATCGCTATTATCATATCGTTAACGTCCGATATGATCTCTTCTTTAAGAGCCTTCAATACTTTCTGCATTTGACTTCCGATCATGATCATTCTCCTTAAGGCCGTTTAAATAAGGCAAAGAGGGCAACTCAGAGTGTCTTGGCTCCAAGTAGCCCTCTCCGTCAGAGTTTGACATTCCATACGGCCAGAACAGAATCGCCTATTCAGTTTTCAAGATTAACGCTGTGCTGAAGCTTTGATGTAATCAATCCTTATAAAATCTCCACCTGTATCAGTTGAATCGATAGCGAAAGCAGGACTTAACGCCTCATCGTTCGGGAAGTTTGTGGTAGCGGCATATGTTGCAGACAGAGTTCCATCAGCATAGACATACGCAGTAGACGCCGAAGCATCGTAATGCACAGCTAACTCAACTGCTGAATCACCCAAATCTGTATCTATATCAGCAATAGCGCACACATCATTCGAGGTGACCGCACCATTTTTAGCCATCACGAAGAATAGATTTGTTCCCTCAACCTGCATAAAGCCGAAGAAATCATCTCCATTTGAACCAATTATGTCTGTATCAGCAACGGTACAGCCAACAAATGTAGTATCTTCACTCACATCCTCAACTTCATACCTAGCCCAAAACCATATATCATTGTTGGTTACGCAAGCAATAGATTCACCATTCATCTGAACATTCAGAGAATCGGAAGCGGCATCAGTAGCATTAGCAATAAGCCATCCACCGCCAGCCCCTGCACCGCCTGAGTCAGCAATAGTAAGGCTCTCGTCCTGATCTGAATCGCCATCAACGACAGTTACAAGCCATGAACCACGATCTGCATATTCACTGAATTTAGAACCCGGAACGGCAAGACCATTAGTACCGATTGGTGCTTGATTAGCAGTATAGCCAGCTGAAAAGAAGTCATCGAAGATGGTGTAGAAGTTTTCTGGCTGAACAGCAAGCGGCGCACCAGTTTCTATATCAGTTCCAATAGTGCCTGAACTAAGAACCTCGCCGTCTTTAATAAGCACCTTGACATCAACAGTAACACCAGAACCTGCTGTCTTTTCAGTAACGGTGTCGAATGAGCCAGCTCCAGTGTCGAGCTGATTGAGTTCAGCGGCAGTTGCATTTACCTGAGTGCCTTTTATATACCAGTTGCCTTCATGATTGTGCTTGCCAGTGTAGTCCCAGTTGCCACGTTCATTACGTGCAAAAGTAACGCCAGTCATGAGCATTGCGATAACCATTATCCATACAAAACTTTCAACCCTGTTTCTCATTATGTCATCCTCCTATTATTGTTCAACTTGTTTGATCGCCTTTCGAGCCATTTCGGGAAATTGAAGAACCCATTTAATCCCGGCAATCATCCCTGCGACATACCGAAAGTCCTTCTTATAGTCACCGTCAACTACAATACGGCATCTATTCTCTAATAAATCCCGCTGTTCTACAAGCTTATTTTCGCACGCACGTAACAAAATCTGTGAGGCTCCCACCTCTCTTGCCTTTGAAACAGTCGTCAGATCAAAGCTGTTCTCTATGTATCCTGACGCTTTAAGCTCTCTGGCTTTTGCGTTACTCATGGGCATCCTTATTGTTTCGGCGGTACCTCACCCGGCTTCTTCGAAGGCTGAGTCGGAGTCCTTGCGAACTTTAACTCTGGCTCCGGTAGTGGCAGTTGCCTTGCTGGTTGGGGCCGCCTGATGTCCTCTATCTTTGAAACTGTCTCAGCCCTTTTGATTTTCGTCTGGGCTTCACCCTGATCGGCATCGGAGAGTTTCTTCGCCGCATCAGCGAGTTTCTTCGCCGCATCAGCGAGATTCTTTTCCGTCTCGCTCTTGGTCTTGTCCAGTTCAGCAACCATCATTGGGTCGGGTTGCTGGTTCTGAACGGACTCTTTGATTTCTTCAACGCTTAAGAGATAATCGTCCGTGCTGAGGTCGAGTGCCTTTATGATATCCTCGTATATCCTGCGTATCTTTGTCTGCTGTTCGAGGGCCGGGTGCGACAGGGCAAGGGTCAGAACTTGATTCAGGATGGTTAGAAGTTGCGATCTGTTCTGATATGACTGGAAGCCCTGCGCCTCTACGCTGAAATTACCCTTGCCGATATTGATCTCAGGGTTCATCATATTGTAGTCATAGAACGCCGTTATGATTGGTTCGATCAAGCCCTCGTCAATATTCTTGATCGCCTGCCCCAGATACTTCCCGGCCTTCGCCAGTTGCTGGGATATCTGGAACGCCGTCTGTGTTCCGGCTTCCTGAAAGCCCTGCTGAATCTTGGGGATCATGCTATCCTCGTCACCGATCTGGAACGCAATCTGGATCAAATCAATCACAGAGGATCCAACATCAGGGATAACGATAGGGAATAGAGCCTCACGGATATCTTCAACCTCATCGGAAACCTGTAGCTTCGTTCCCGGCTTAAGGCTCTTTGGCATATTCTCAAACAACCGCTCCTTAATGCCGAGTATAACGTTTGATGCCAGCTTCTTGTTGTCCTCTAATGCCCGGAACGCACCGTTAATAACCTTCTGCATATCTTTGACGTTGTCGGCCACGCCCTGATTTTCAAGCTCGTCAACGTTCTGATCCCATACAGCCATGTGAAATGGACGCTGGTCGGGCGTTGTCCTTACGTAGCGCACGATGTACTGCTCGGCCATGGCAACCATTACCTCTATCTCGTCGCCATCATCCTCGATCATATCATCAAAGACCACGCTGGGCGGCTTGAATTCGCCCCCGCTTTTTTCTGCTTCCCGCATAGCTTCAAAGTATTCACCCAGCCATTCTTCGTAATTCTCTGCCATCTGCCTCGGAACACGGCCCCAGTACTCGATATACTCCAAGGTCTTATAGCGATACTTGATTTCACGCAGGACAGGGGGAAGGCTTGAAAGGTCAGCAGATATTGAACCTGTACCACCTGCCCCGGTCTTGGACTTCGTGGCGCAGTTCGTTATTGAATCTTCGATACCTGCATCAAT